AGCAGATCATCATAATAGGTAATAGTGCAGGTGACTGTTTGCGGCAGGGAGGGGAACTCGAAGGCCTGGGCGAGGTAAAAGCCGCGCCAGTCGTAGCGGGCCTCGTGCTCCTCCGGCGTGGCGCCCTCGCCGAGCAGACTGTCGTGGCGGCGGCAGAGGTAGGCCGTGGGCACCGGCACCTCGTCCACGCCGCCGACCTTGCCCTGCCGGGCGATATAGTTGGAGGCGAGGGTCAGGGTGATAGTGCCGCCGCCTGCGTAGACCACGAACTCCCCGTCCGCGGTCGGCGTCGTGGCGTTGTCCCCCACCCAGTCCTCGTGTGTGTGGGCGTCGGCATAGACCCCGACCGTGCCGACCGGGGTCAGGCTCACCACGTCCGTCATGTAGGGGCTGGCGGTGCGGCTGGTGGCCGACAGAGGCCAGGCGTCAAAGCAGCAGGTGGCGTCGTGCTTGAAGCTCGGCGCACGACAGTCGCTATCTACATTGATCGCCTCGCCTGTGTCGGCAGAGACCGCCGGGCCGATGCCCTCCCCGGCGAAGCCCGAGAACTTCCGCTGCCCTGTCTCCTCGTCAATGATGGTGTCCTCATAGACAGCAGTGTTGACTAGATAGGCTCCGGCGGGGCCGCCCGCGTCCTGTGTGTAGAACGGTGCCTCCGGCGGGGCCGGGCCGATAGCCCAGTCAGGCCCCTCGGGGTCGGTGCAGTAGAGGTGGTACTGCCCGTTGGTATAGCGCTTCTCGCCGTTGTAGTAGGAGTGAAAATGGTACTGCCCGTCAACGGGGCCGGGGATGACCTCCTCTGTCTCTGTGTCCACAGTCTGGCCGAAGCCTGCGCCCTCGACCTTATACTCAGGCCGAGGGCCGCGTATCTCTATACCGAGGGATTCGGCAGAGGTCATGTCCAGATAGAGGGCGACGCTGGCCTGCATGTCGGGCTCGTAGGTTGACCAGAAGTAGCAGCCATGCTCCTGCACATACCTGCCGAGTGCCTTGAGCTCGGCTATGGTGCCGTGCCAGGGGCCGACGTCTATGCCGGAGGAGTTGAGAGTGCGGATGCCGGTGCAGTAGACCTTGAGCGCGTCGGGGAGGTTAGTGTCGTCCATCCACTTGAATTGATACTGCGAGAAGTCATAGGAGAAGGGGGCGTTGATCGCGCCGCCGGTGTAGGTGTTGTAGATAAAAGGCCCGTTAAAAAAGTATTCAGAACTCCAGAAGCCGATGCTGTTCCCGCCGAAGCCCTCTACCCACAGCTTGTCAACTGATGGGGCGGTGCCGCCCCAAGTAGTCTGCTGGTAGTCGTCGGTGTTTATGGGACTGCCGGAGAAGCGGATGTCCTCCAGACTCATGGTGTACTTCGCGCCCTGCAGGTGGTTGTACCAGTCGTCGGCGTCAATATCACCGCCGGAAATAAAAAGATTACCGGCGACAGTAATATCCTCTGTCGTTTCCACCGTCATTGTTCCGTCGCCAGCCGCTACTGTAAACTCTGTCCCGGAGGGGATAAACCATGAGTCGGTAAAAGCTATCTCTTTTGAGTGGGTCGCGCTGCTTTTTTTGCCAATGATGTTTTGATATGTTTCCGAGCGCAGCCGCATCCCCGACGGGGTTACGGAAACAGGTATCTCTGCGTACTCGTAACCTTCTTCCGGCAAGTCGAAGATAACGTCAACACCTTGTCCCTCAAAAGGCGGCAATAATGAGACGCTAAAAAACCAACGGCCTTCAGTCGCGGGGCCACCAGAGATTCTAAAATGTATTCCGTTAGCGCTAAAAAACAACCCATCAAAGATATAAAGGTCCCAGGAATCCATCCCCGGCCAGAGCGCGTGCTTGAACGTGAAGGACAGCCCGTAAGCCTCGCCGCTCACCTGCGTCTTTGCCATCGGTATCTCCAGACTGAAGCTGTTGCACACTTCCGGCGGCTCCCCGCCTACCAGCAGCCGCTCCCGCCAATCCCGGTCATCTCCCGCGCCCCGCCCCAACACCCAACTCCCCGCCGCCAACCCCAACACCATCACCACCAGCAAGCAGACTCGCCACATCGCCATCATCTCCCTGTGCGTCGTTCTAAGCTCCTCCCGCACAGAGATTATACCCCACCCCCCACTGTTGTCAAAACAAGCCGCCTCAGAGCGCTGGCGCGTAGCCGTTGGTCTTCCACGCTACCTCCCGCACCACCTGCCGCACACTATCCCCGAACGCCGGGTTGCTCGTCAGTATGCGCACGGTCTCCCCGTCCGACGATAGCCGGAACTCATGCACCACGACCTGCGGCACCGCCGGGGGGATCACCACCGGCTGAGCTGTGGGCAGCACCACCGGGGCCTGCCCCATCTGCGGGTGCGTCGGCACCACCGGGGGGGCTGGCTCCGTCCACCCTCCGCCCCCTCCGCCGCCGCCGGCCGTACCATGGAACTGCCGCATCATATTGTCCAGCATTTCCTGCGTGCCTTTCAGAGCCTCCTCCGGTGTCCGAGCTTGCTCGGCAGAGGCAGGTGTGCCCGGCGCAGGTGCGGCACTGGCTCCCGCGCCCCGCGCCCCTGCACCCATCCGCGCCCGCCGCGCCGCGATCTGGCGCTGCCGCTCCGCCTCCACCGCCTTCTTGTCATAGCGCCCCCGCTCGATGTCCTTGTCAGAGTAGCCAAGACTCTTCGCCGCACTCTCCACCGTGACGTAGCCACCCGCCTGTGCGCTCTTCTCGGCTGCCGCCGCCTCCGCCTTCTTCTCCTCCGCCTGCTTCATCGCATCCTTCATCTCTTTGTAGGCCTTGAAGAGGTAGTGCAGTTCCACAATGAGCGCCGCAATCGCAATCGTGATAATGCCAATGGGCGATAGCAGGAACTTATAGGAGCCGATAGCGAAGGCCTTCATCGCCAGCATGACCTTGCCGAGCACCGCGGGGATAGCTTGAATACCTGAGACGAGAAAGGCCTTGGTTGATAGCGTGGCTCCATTCATCGCTGCTGTACTTGTGTTCCACCCAGCCGCGCTTACAGCTGCCCACAGACCACTAACTCTTGCCGATGCTCCAGCCCAGAGTAGTCGCACTCTCGCAATATTCGCTTGGATATTCGCCCGCGTCAGAGCCGCCGTTGCCACGTTCCATCCGTTCGCGAGGAACGGCAGCGCCACCAGCAACGACCCCACCACTGACAGCAGCACCCCCAGTCCCAGGCCCAGCCGCACCACCAGCGCCGACAGCGTCGGGTGTGCCTCAGCCCATGCCGTATACCGCCCTACCATCTCCGCCAGGCGCTCCGACATCCCCGCCAATACCGGGAACAAGCCCACCGCCATTGACCGCCCCAGGCCCCCCGCCGCCTCCTTAATGTCATTCAGCGCGTCGTTATACCGCTCCGCGTCACGCGCCGCCGTCTCACTCCAGACCAACCCCAACTTCGTCGCCCGCGCCGTCAACTCGTCAATGCCCGCCGCGCCGTCCTTGAATAGCGGCAGCATCTGCGCCCCCGACCGCCCGAATATCTGCATCGCATACGAGGTCCGCAGCACCGGGTCCTCGACCTTGCTAATCGCCTCCGCCGTCTCCTTGAACAGTGTCTCCGCATCCTTAATCTTGCCCGAGGTGTCGGTCACCGACACTCCCAGCGCCTCGTAGACACGGGCCGACTCCGCCTCGCCGCGTGACGCGGCCTCCGCCGCCCGCGCCTGCCGGAACAGCGCCATCTGCAAGCTCTCGAAGGCTACGCCGCTTTGGTCTGCAGCGTAACGCAACCTACTTAATGACTCTACTCCTACACCGATCTTGTCGGAGGCCTTCGCAATATCGTCGCCCACGTTCGCCGCCCCCTGCGTCACCGCCAGCAAGCTACCCGTGATCGCCGCCCCCGCCGCCGCCATCTTAATACCAGCCCCACGGAACTGCTCCAACTGCCCCCCCATATCCTTCAGCGGGCCGCTCAGCTTGTCAATGGCGCTCACTATCACACTAACATTCAGGGTGCTCATCGCCGCTGCTTCCTCTCCTGTGCCTTCGCCTCGTGATATTGTGTCGCCCACTCTCCCAGCCGCTTGCCCTCCACATACCCCAGGTACACCTGCCGCCTCTCATAGGACAGCCGACGCACCTCCAGAGGACTGAGCCCCAGCGCGTCGGCTGTGTATTGCTCCTGGATGCAGTCCGGAACGCCTACGGCCCGACTACCTCCGTTAGATTGGAGCAGGGTGAGGGCGCGCTCGTATCCGTAGACGGGCTCACTGACGCGCTCGCCGGCTCGGTTGACAGTGCGCCAGGGGCAGTAGAGCTCATAGGCGGCTCTGGCGCACTCGGCGCGTTTCCCAGTATCTCCGTTAGCCGTATTACATAGGCCACCATGACCTGCACCTTGTCAAGGACCGGGATCGCTGCCACATTTTCCTTAGTGCATGGCCACGGCTCTTCCGGGTCATACCCAACCGCTTCACTTTCATCCAGCGGCTCCGGGGACAGCACCCCCGACCACCGCTTGACCGACGCGTCGAAGAACTTGCAAAGCTCCACAATGACCTCCTGCGGCAAGTCTGTCAGATTACCACTCAGACCGCTCTGCGAGGCCATGAGTGTAGACAGCAGGCTCGCGTTATCCGCGTCGCTGCCTGCGATCCACCACGATGCTCCTAACGCCTCTACTCGTACTGCCGTCACTGGCCGATATGCCATAGTCCCGCCTCCCTCTCTCTCTATTAGCTGTACGCGCCCGGCGTGAATGTATACGTCACCGCGCCCTGCGGCCCGCCCACGAACGCATAAGACCACTGCATCGCCGTGTTCGGGTCGACAAACCCATGGCTGGACTCGCCGCCCATCAGGTCGGCCAGCGCCAGGCTCACCTCGTCAACGCCATTGTTGCCCACCAGCGTCACCGCAATATCGTCCGGCTGCGCATCCTCCATCAGCCCCAGCAAAGACTCCGGCAGGGGCCGGTTGGTCGTCAAGCTAAGCTCCACGGTCTCGACGCCGTAGACGTAGTGCGTGGGGAAGCGCAGGGTGCCGCTGTCCTTGGTGTCGGCAGCCGTGCGCCAAGTGACGTTATTGTTCAGGCTCACCGAGAAGTCCGTCACCCCATACTCGTCGCCGCCAGCCGAGATGATGAACTCGTAGTCCTCGAAGTTGCTCTCGGTCTCGGCGTCCTGAGTGTCGCCCTCCTCCTCCGTGCAAAGCAGCGCCCCCCACTCCACTTTCGCCTTCAGCCCCTCGTCCTGCGTGTAGTCAATGCTCAGCGTCTGGATCACCGCTGTCTCGTAGCCGATGCTCCAGTTGTCCGCACCGCCCTCGAACAGCAACTCCGTCAAAGCCCCGCGAGGGTAGCTCGCCCGGAATGCCGCCTCCACCAGTGCGGTGTTGGTATTGCTCAGGTAGAACTCCGCGTTGCCGCCGGGGACAATCAGGCCGCCGCGCCGGTGCGCATAGCCGCCGATGCCCAGCCGCAGGCGCGGGTTCGGGTTCACGTTCACCGCACCCCCCGTCAGTACCCCCGTCGCCCCGTCGAGGCTCTCCGTGCCCCACTTCAAGAATTGAAACAGCCCGGTGCCCTCAGTCTGTGCCATCTGGTATCACTCCTCTATGCCTTCAGGGTCTTATAACCTAACACTATGCGGCAGGCCCGGTAGACCTGCTGCCCGTCATCTGTGAGCGTCGAGAACAAGAACTCTACCGACGCCACCCGCCCCACCTTGTAGGACGTCAGCACCGTGCGGTTCGCGTGGACGAAATCCATGAACTCCTCGAGCAGGTCATAGCGCAGATCCTCCGCACCCTCCGGGTCGTCAATATCATCCGGCACTAACAGCGAGACCTGCAACTGCCAGTTGTGCCACCAGTGATTGCCGCTGCCTGCCCCCTCCTCGCCAGCCGGGAGACCCAGGCAGGTCAGGATGATGACAGGGCGCGGCGTCTCCGACGTCCGCAGGGCGCGCACCGGGCCTTTGCGGAAGACCACACTCGCCTCCGTAAAACCCGCCCAGGCGCGCATTAACTGCATCAGGTCGTCAACGACTTCCTTCAGCGGAACGTAACTCATCAGAAGAGCCTCTTTAACTCGTCGCTAAATATGTTCTCAATCTCGGGACGGCTATCATCCAGCGCGGGCTGCAGGTAGGCGCGCTTCGGGATGCGTATCTTAATGCCCCGCCCCCAGCCGTTAGTAATGATGCCGCCGAACTCGTGGATGGCCCCGTAGACCACGGACGGGCCGATGGCCGCCCGAAACTGCGCCCGGTCGGGGACTATCTGAAGCGACGGACCCAGCGTGCCCTTGCTCTGCCCCGTCGTGTTCAGCGTGGTCGTGACGTTGACCTTCGCCCGCCCCTGCACCCGCGTGCTCGCCGCGTACACCGCCTTATTCAGACTGCCCGCCGACCGCGCCGCCGCCTGTGCTATCCGCGCCGAGGCGTCGCCCACAATGTCAAAGCGGAAGCTCATCAGCGCACCACCGTCACTTGACTCAGCGCCAGCCGGGTATGGTTGCGGACGCCCGCGATCGGCGGCACCATCTCCTTGCCGATGATCTCGTACCGCGCCCCCTGCTCCTCATCGCACGACTGCCAGCGCCCCCGCTCGCCGAGTGTCGCCGTCACCTCCAACTGGTAGCCCAGCCGCAGGAGCTTGCAGTCCTCGTCAATGGCGAACGCAATATGCGTCGTGCGCTGGTCGTAGCCCTCGGCCTGCGCCAGCCGCTCCTCTGCCGTCAACTGCTGCAGCATGACATCCACCTGCCGCACCACCCGCTCATAGTCAGGCGCGTCCTCATCCACGGCCTCCTGCGCCAGCACCCGGCAGCGCGTATTGAGGCTCAGCAGCAGAGCCTCCTGCAACGCCGACGCTAAGGTGTGCTGCCTCATAGCTCACGCACCGCATCCTGCCGCTCAAGGTCGCGATTCTTGCGCTCGATGAACGGCTCCCAGTCCGGCGTGATAAAGGCCTCCAGCGGCACGTCCAGATCGTCCTTCGCCTCCTCGCGGTACTGTGCCGCCAGCGCCCGCAGTTCTCTGGCCACCACTGACAGGTCGTCAGTCACCGCGCCCCGCGTCATGCGCACCGCCAGTCGTGACCTGTTCGCCGCCAGCGCCTCCAGCGCCGCCGCCGCTGCCAGCTTCACCTCGTTCGCCACCAGACCCAGCAGAGCCGACAGCTCCTCGTCCTCGAAGTCGAAGTCTAAGGCGCTGGTGTCCGCTATCAGCAGACGCACCTGCGCCACGCGCTGCGAGTCGGCGTCCGTCGAACTGAGGTCATAGCTAAACATGGCGGCTCCTCATGTTAGGGTGCGGCGGGGGCCGGTAGGTAGTGACCGGCCCCCGCCGCTGCGGGGGAGGGAGGTGGACAACTACTGACCAGCGGCCATGTACGCGCCCCGCCAGTCAACAAGGTCAGCGCCGAAGGTGAAGCGCAGCTTGAACGCAATGTCGTCGTCCAGGAATGACCCGTCGAACGGGTCGCTCTGGCCGCCCGCCATCCGCTGCGCGTCACTGTCGCGCATCCAGATTTCCGGCTTGTCGTAGCCCTGCAGGTAGCCGTAGCGCACCGCCGGGCGCACCTGCGGGTCAGCGAACAGATACCACGCGGTGTTGCCCGTGGTGTCGTCCAGCACCGGCAGGAACGGGTTGACGATCATGTTGAGGCGGCCCACAGTCAGGGTGTCGGCCAAGTGTGCGAACGCACCCGTCCGCAGGAAGCTCGGGTCGGTCAGCGCCATCGCCGTGAACTCCAGCGCGGGCGGCACCACCAGGGTCAGACGCCCGGTATACGGCAGGACGTTGCCCTCGGGGTCGGTGAAATTGCGGATGGCCGTGATGCCAGCCTGCAGCGAGTCGGCGTCCAGGGCACTGCCAGCACCGTCGGCATAGTTGCCGTTGCCGGCGGTGAAGAAGGCAGCGTTAGCGCACCAGGTCGCCGTGAACACCTGCTCCTGAGTGTACCGCGCCGACAGGCCCCAGCTCATCGGGTGGTCCATGATCATATTGAGGTCGCGGCTGTCAGCCAACCACGCCTCCCAGGACACGTCGAACTGGCAGCCATACTTGTAGGTTTTGAAGTCGTAGTAACTCTGGCTGGGGTCAATGGGCAGATACTCGCCCTTCTCCGCCACCACGGGGATGGCGCGGGGGGCATAGATCTGGTAGTCACGACCTTGCCCCTTGCCGCCGGCGCGGGCCAGCTCGCGGGTGTCGCGGCGATAGCCCAGCGTCTGGAACGTGGTCGGCACGGCCTCATTGATGTAGCCCGCAATCAGACCGCGGTCAACGGTGTCGGCCAAGTGTGCGAAGTCCGAGGTTGTCATTACCTCGGCCACCCGCAGGCGGTCTGCCAGCGGCTTGAGGTTGCCGCCACGGGCGACCTCCGCCACCCGCCGCAACGACAGGCCGTCGCCACGGGACATCTCTACATCTTCGCCCTCAATTACAGGGATAGTCTGATAGTTCTTCATAGTCATAGGCTCCTTTCGTTTAGCTGATCAGCTCGGTGATAGCAGCCCACGGGCACTGCTTGATGAGGACCGGCACCGTCCGCGTGACACCCTCGGGCACACCCTGCAGGATAATACCCACCGGGCGGTTCGCCGCGTTAATGACACCAGTCAGCGCCGTATTGACAGCATCGTAGTACACCCAGCTGCCGACCGGCAACTCCGCGTCACCGTCGGCGTCAACACCTGCGACCTCGAAGTAATACGCGTGGTCAATGTCAATGACCACGGTGCCGGTCGCGGCGTCCCAGTCAGTCATCGCCACCCCGACCAGCTCCTCGCAGATAACAAGGTCGCCGGAGGTGATCTCGCCGCCCTGCTCCTCGGTGAGGGTCAGAGTCACGTGCTTGCCGCCGCCCTGCGAAACAGCAGCGGCCTTGTCATTGTCCAACACCACCACAGTCGCGTCACCGCTGTAAGCATCGTAATCGTAGGACATGGTTTAAGCCTCCTTGGTCTCAGTAACGGCCAGCAGCTGCTGCGCCGTCTGGTCATTGATACCCTGCCGCTTGAGCCACTTGGCGTAGCTCTCCTGGTACGTCTCCTGCGTCCGCTGCGTCTCCAGCTCGCCCTCGCTGGCCCCGGCCTCCACGCGGGTCTTGACGCCCGCCTCCTTCAGCAACTCCAGCGCGTAGCCGCGCTCCGCCTGACAAGCCTCCTCGATGCGCGCCGGCAACTCGTCCGGGGCGACAATCTGCCCCCGGAAGGACTCGATGACGCGGCTGCGGCTGGCCGCCGACAAACCCTCGGCAGCACCCACGGCCTCCGTCACGATGGCCATCACCGCCGCGCGGTCCTTCTCCTCGCGCATCGCGGCCAGTTGCTCCGTGGCCGCCGCCAGGCGCTTCTCGACCTCGGCCAGACGCTCCGTCTCCTGCGGCTCTCCTTGCGGCTTCGCGGCCTCCTGAATCTGTGCAACCAGGTCCGGGCGGCCCTCAATCAAGGCCTCCAGAGTCAGCTCATCGAGTGCCATCTCAGGCACCTCCTCGTTATGGGCAGCCTCAAGGACTCGCCCGTATGCGTTCCCTGAGGGAACGAAATCAACACTATTGCACTGCTCAATGGCCTCCACCACCCGGCGCTTCACCCCATCAATCCGCGCCTCCTTGACCCGCACGAACGAGTCATGAGACAACCCCACTGCGGCCTTCGCCACCGGGTCATTGAGGATCGCCGTCGCCTCCGGGGTATGCGCGTGGCAGATAGCCTGCAGGTTGCCATCGGCATAGGTCACCGTGCCCTCGCGGATGGTCGCCGCCCAGTCCCGCAGGTCGCGGTGGCCGCGCAGCTTGTCCGCAGCAGGGTCGCGGTGGTTCAGGTACATCTTCGCCCCGTCAAAGACCTGCGCCTCCGCCGCCCGCTGCAGAGTCTCCTTGGGGTAGTACCGCGTGCCGCAGGCTGTCAGGCCGTGGCACAGGAACTCAATGCGGTAGTCGCCGTCCTCCAGCGCCTCCACGGACGACGCCGGGAAAAACTCCACCACCCGCTCGCGCTTCTCGTACGGCTTCAGGTCAGACATAAGATACCTCCTATTTCACAGCAACCCAGGCGGCGAAGTTCATCCACCGCCAAAAACAATCAATCTTAGCAAACCCCTCCCGGCGTAGCATGTCCTCGTTCCAGGCTGCCGTCACCGGCACTAAGACGCCCTCCAAAGACAGGCGCTTGCGGTCTATCTCCTCCTGCGTGTAGCCGTGCGCCGCCTTCATCGCGAGGTACTGCTCCACCATGAGCCCGTCCAGGTCGCTCGTTGCGCCGAGGACCTTCTCCACTAAGACGAACGCCCCGCCCGGCAGCAGGTGTTGGTAGACATTCTGCACGACGCGCTGCCGGTACTCGATGGGGATAAATTGCAGGGTGAGGACAGACTGTATTACTGACGCCCGCACCGGGGGAAACTCATGGCGCAGGTCGTGCGAGGTTATCTCCACCACCCCCGCGTCTATCAGCGTAGCGTACCGCGCCCGCGCCGCTGCTAACATCGGCTCACTGACCTCGACCCCGACGTGGCGGTTGTAGCAGCCGAACTCACTAATGAGGGCCGCCATCGCCTCCCCCCGGCTGCAACCCAAGTCCACTATATCGGTCTGTGGCTGCACATAGGCCGAGGAGACCTCGTAACACAGGCGGCGCATCTCATCATACTGGGGGATGCTGCGCTGGAGCATATCGTCGAAGCAGCCGGCAACATCGGCGTCGAAAGCCCACTTGCCTTCCGGCAGGTGGCCCCGGCTGTCAATGGCGGCGGCTACTGTCTCCATACTCGCGCACCTGCTCGGTGGTCTGCCTCCATCGGGTATATCATATCTATGCTACCTACGCCGGGAAGCGTTGTCAACCACGAATATAGACAATCCACCGTCGGCACCCACCAGTTAGAGCTGTCGCCCTTATACTCGCCCGGCCAAAAGCTGCAGACGTTGCCCTCGCCCGGCATGACCTCCCCCTCCACAAACAACACCTCCCGACAGATCCCCCAGGCCCGTTGCAGACCCAGCAGCGGGTGCTGCAGATGGTAATAGACCCCGGTCATCCACACCACGTCAAACTGCCCCAGGTCGGCGACATCATAGACGCTCTTATTGTGGCAGACCGCCTCGAGCCCGAACGCCGCCCGCAGAAACTCGAACTGCGGGAAGCACACCGGGTCAACCTCGCAGGCCGTCACGTGCGCCCCCAAACACTCGAACCAGTGTGTCATTAGTCCGCTCATGCATCCGACGTCGAGCAGGGTCTTGCCCCTCGGCTCGTAGCTCCCCAGCAGCTTCACGAACCGCGCCGTCCTGTCCCACTCGCCGCTTACGCTGCCGTCGGGCCACGTCACCCGCTGCATCCATGGGCCGTAGCACTCGGCGCGGTCGGCGTAGGTCCTCGACTCGTCGTCGCTTGATGGCCACTCCGGGCCAGAGTCGGTAAATGTCCTCGGCAACCAGATCACCCCACCTCGAAAGAAATATCTGCTCGTTGTGCGGGAACCAGCGGCTGTTGCCGCCCACCCCCAGCCAGCCGTGCGCGTCGTGAATGACACTGACCTCCGGGCAGTACCAGATCGCCCGGCCCGTCATAAAGCGCAGCCCGTAGCAGAAGTCAACGTCCTCGTAGAACGTCGCCGGGTAGACCCGGCAGTAACTATACTGCTCCAGGTCCTCCCGCCGCAGGAACTGCAGCGACCCCGAGGCATAGACCAGCGCCTCGGCGCGGGCCGCCGCCGGGTCATCCCCCGGCAAGCCCCCGTGCAGGTGGCCGCCCGGCACGTGGCGCTCGGGGTTGATCACACCGCCACAGGAGTCTATCTCCCCCGTCGGGCGCAACTGCTTGCAGGTCACCATGCAGGCGTCGTGGTCATAGTAGCAGGCCCGCAGGACATCGAGCCAGTCCGGGCGCGTCTGCGAGTAGTCCATATCAGCGTCGCAGAACAAGACCCACTCGCTGGTCGCGTAGCGGCTCAGGATATCCCTCCCTGTCGCCGCCCCGACCCATTCCTCCGACCGGATGACCTCGGCCCCCGGCAGCGACGGCAGCGGCACCTTGCTGGCGTCGTCAAAGACTATTATCTCCAGCGGCTCCGTCGTGCTGGCCTGCACAGTCTCTACAGTGCGCCGTAGCTTCTCTGCGCCGTCGCGACAGGGTATCAATACTGATACACTACTGCGGGCCGCCGGGCGCGCCAGAGCGAAACCTCGCGCAACAGTGTGCCCCTCCTCCTCAATGACCTCGGCCAGACGTGCCGCTGTCGCCGTCCAACCCCACCGACGCCGCACCTCGCTGCTTACCCCCGCCGGCTGCTCATAGTCCAGAGCCCGGCGCAGCAAGCCCTGCAGGTCCTCGATAGCATAGTCCGCCACCGGCACCTGCGGCGGCTTCGTGTGCGCCTGCTGTGTCCCCATGTCGGGGATCTCCGTCACCTCCCCACGAGGCTCCAGCAGCAGGCAGTTGTCCTCCGTAGCATACTCCAGCACCCCGCCATAGCGCGTCGTGATGACCGGGCGACCGCAGGCCAACGCCTCCAGCGGCACCATGCCGAAGCCCTCAATCCGGTGGGCGTTGACTACACAGTCCGCCGCCCGTAGCAGCGCCGCCCAACGCCAGTCACTCAGTACCGCGCTGCACTGCGCCACCGGCGGGTGCTCCGGGTACCGCGCCAGTATCTCCGAGATGAGACGCCGCTGGTCTACGCCGTGCGCCCGCCGCACCTGCTTGACGACCAGCGCCACGCTGTCGTCGCCCGAGAACTCCGCGCAGAACGCCTCGACCGTCTCCAGGACGCCCTTGCGGGCCTGCATATAGCCCGCCGTCAGGAAGGTGAAGCGCTCCTCGAGCGAGACCTGCTCCTGCGGCTGCCGGCCCCGCCGCCCCGCGTGCCGCCCCAGCCACCTCACCTCCGGCCACTCCGCAGGGCCGTCCGGGGCGAACACGCGAGGGCCAATGCCCAGCGGCACCACCGCCGACCGCCCCGGCCCCAGGCCCTGCCCCTCAAACCGCCCCTGGCACGACCGCGAGAACAGCAGCAACTTATCGCAGATCGCCGCGTCGTTATACGCCTCAATGATGCCGGGGTGGTAACAGCGCCAACTGTCGCTGCAGTCCCAGCGGTAATGACCGACGCAGCCCGGCAGCCGGTGTGTAGCATCCAGCGGCAGCAGCCACGAGACCTGCACATGAGGGCCACGAGGCAGCCCCCGCAGGTGCTCTGTCCGCCCCCGGTAGGACGGGAACTCCGCCCGCCGGTCGCACTTGTTCTCCCATGTCACCCGTACCCCTAACTCATCCAGCCCCAGCACCAGGTGCCGTAGAACATGACTGATACTGTACGCCCCCCACAGGCTCATCCCCGTCACATGCACAGACACCATCCCGCTACTCGCCTCCTAACCATGGCTGCTTGGGTATCTCGAACTCCTCACCTATCACCGGCAGAAAATCACAGCGGCAGTTGACCACCTGTGCCGGATCACCCGACGGCGCGCCGGGGTGGGCAATACTGCTGCCGTCCGGCAACTGAAAGTCCTCGTTCATCGGCACGGTCTTGCCGTTCATGTCGGCGTGGTCAGGGCGCGTCTTATCATCCATCAGCGTCAGCCACTGTTTTTTCTCCACCCCGTTGCGGCGGTAACTCTCGTTCTGCACCAGCGCCTGCGCGAATAGCGTCTCCGTCCGTGCTATCGTCTCCCCGCGCCGCGCATACGTCACCGGGAATATGGTCTCTAACTCCTTGGCCATCGCCAGCGGCCCCCGGCCCTCCTCGTAGAACTCGCGGGTCAGTACCCCCCGCAGGTCGCTCAGCATCGTCGCCGTCACCTCCCCCGTGATCGCCGTGCCGCGCTCCTGCAACTGCGCCAGGACGCGGGGGTCGCTCAGCCGGAACACAAACTGCGTCCGCGTGGGCTTGCGGTCACCCGCCGCCTCTCTGACCCGCCGCCGCCCCGCTGTCAGCACCTTGGCCACCCCCGCCGCACCCCCAACCTCGCCCGCCGCCACAAGGTACTTGTCCAGCACCCGCTGCAGAGCCTCGCTGTCCGGCTGCAACGGCCCCGCCAGCGCAAGCTCCAACTCGCCCGCCCCAGGGATAGCCTCCCCCTGCGACACCAGCCAGCGCCGCAGCGCCGCGTACCACGGCGCAAAGACCTCCCGGTCTAGCGCCGCCGCGAACGACGCCTCAAGCCTCGTCGCCTGCAACGAGGCTGAACGAGACACCACCACTGCTTCCGTCGCCCGGCTCACCGGAAAAGGGCGCACCACCGCCATCCCACCAGCAGGGTCACCCGCGTACATCGCATCTAACGTCTCGCTAATATTGTTACTGCCCAGCAACTGCAGCACCAGGAACGACGCCTCGCGAGGCGGCAGCAAGCCCGCCTGCTGCGCCGTCACCACCGACGTGACAAGGTTCGTCCGCGTCACCTCGGTCAGGGGCTGCGCCGCCGGGAAATCAATGTCCACAGTCAGGTCGGCGTCCGGCGCTATCACCGGGCGCGGGAAGTCGCCCAGCAGCATAGCCCGGTCAATGGCGAACTCCACTAACTCCCGGAATATACCCTCCAGCAACTGCTGCCGGTCCTCAATGCGCCAGATAGCAGGCAGCTCCATCGCCGCTGCCGTCGCCAGGTTGCCCCGTGTGGCGTCCCCGAACCAGTGCTCCCCAAAGCCCCCGTCACGGATCGCCTGCAGGAACATCTCCCGCGCCGTCGCCGTCTGGTTGCCCGTGTGCCCCGTCGAAACGTTGATCGGCTCCAGGCTCACATTCTGATTCTCGACCTGCACCGCCGCCGCGCCCGGCGGGGGTGTCCGCAGCATTTCTGCCGCCGCCCGGATAGCGTCGCCGCTCTTCGTGGTGACCTTCTTCTTCCACGCGAAGGCCCCGAGCGCCTTGACGATGGTGGCCAAATCGCTGAGCGCCGCCACGTGCTGCCGCGCCCACGGCACCGACCGCGCCATCTCCGGGTAGCCCCGCAGGCCTAAGCTGTCTGCCTTGATATGCCGGATGGCCACGTCCTCCTGCAGGCCCGGCGTCGAGGCCAGCAGCTCCGCGACCGCCCGGTCGGTGACCGCCTCCTCGCGGCCCTCCGCATAGCGCAGGTCGCGGTAATACCAGACCGCCTTCTCCTGCGAGGTGCCCCAGGCCCCGATCCGGAAGTCCCACGTCCGCGGGTGGAACGTCCGCTGGTACAGCACCGGCTGCCGCCGGTTGCCGGGGTGAGGGATGACCGCCGTGATCTCATCCGGCGGGATATCCCCCAGCTTCACGACGCTCTCCGCCTCCGAGGTGTGGACAGAGATAAACCGCTCGCCCTCCAGCAACAAAAGCAGGTTGGTCAGCGACATGCCCTCGTGCGAGAACAGGCAGACCTGGTTGTCCCGGTCCTCCCAAAACCGCGTCACGACCTCCTGGACGCGCTCGTCGCTCGCGGTCGGCGCTGTGATACCCTTGCCGAACGTGCCGCACTTGAGCAGCCAGGCCCGCTGCGCCGCCACCGGGCTGCTGTACCAGAGCACCCGCAGAGCCTTGCGGATGCGCCGCAACTCGTCCGAGGTCGGCTCCACGGTCTCCAACTGCGAGGTGATCTTCGTGTAGTTCTGCACCTCGTCCAGCATCTCCGACAGTGTGCCGCTGGCGGCCTCCGCCACCCGCAGCATAGACTGCTGCGCCCGGCGCTCCTCGGCCAACGACGCCCGCCGCGCCGACACCTCTTCCCGCAGTATCTGTATGATGCCCATCATAGCCTCCTATAGCTGCACCGGCTGCCAGCCCGGTAGCAGGTCGCTAATGCCGACCACCTCGCCCTCCCCACTCTCCAGCACCGCCAATAACTCGCAGAGATTATACACCGCCCCCACCGCCGCGTCAGCAATATCTTTGCTGCCCCCCGGCGGGTGGTCCACCTTGCGGCCCTTCACTAACTCCAGCCGCGACAACTCCGCCACTAACACCGGGTCGGCGTAGTAGTCAAGCTGCCCCGTGAGGAGCAACTCCTTGAACGTGTCATAGGGAGCCGTCGTCCGATCAACAGATAGCTCCCGCGTCACGACCCCCGCCTTCTCCAGCAGTTGCCGGCTCTCCACGCTCTGCCAGCCATCATAGGAGACGCAGGCCAGCCGCCAGCCGTGCTTGTCCCGCAGGTCGAGGATGAACTGCCGCACTATGGCGAAGTCCAGCTCACCGCCGTAGTCGGCAGGCAGAAAGCGCCGCACGAACGGCACCACGATCTTCTCCCCCTCACGGTAGGCCCCCGCCACGCCGCAGGCGTCGCGCTTGAGGCCGAGGTCAACATGCACGCAGAGCGGGGACTTGCCCCGCCCGGTGAACGTCGGCGACAGGCTGCCGTCAGCCAGGAACGGCGACGGGCGCTTCGGGTTCGCCATCTCCGTGATGCGAGAGGGCTCCGAGAAGTAGCCGCCAACGGCCAGCGACGGCACCGCCCCTAAGTCCCGACGGGCCTTCTCCGGGTTGCGGATGAACTGCTCCTGGTACTCCACAGGCACCGCGCCGCAGACCGGGTCGGCGAACGTCGCCCCCGACAGGCGGGACTTCGACGCACCCTCCCACGTCGGCAGGCGGCTGTGGTAGATCGCCGGGTTCCCCGCCGCCTCCGAGGCCTTGCGCTCCAGGAAGTCGTCCACATAGCGCGGCGAGGAGATCATCGCCAAGCGCATCCTGTCCCGTGGCAACGCCCGCTGGCAGCGGGACAGCATGTTCTGCATGATCTCCTCGCCGCGCTATGTGGACGACTTCCTGGA